AAAGGAGTATATGCTAGTCATAGGCTCCGGTCTCCCCATGCTTGCATGTATAGAGGTCAATGTCATGCATGAATGAAAATAAAAACATGCATACATGTTTTAAGTATGTATGCATGTTGGTAATGAATAAACATGTTGAATGTTTTTAATATCTATTATATGATTGTATTGAGCAATAGCTCGAAAGGAGATAAATATGTTCAACTTAGAAACAGCGCTGAACAAGCGCATCATCGAAAACATCCAATCTTATTACGATTCAGTGACAGAGCGGAGGCAGTCCAGATGGCAGGGCAGGATCCTGGAGGATCTGAGCCTGGCAGAGGAAGCCGGTATCCTGTCATATGATGACTGGGGCACCTGCATGGGAGTTATCTTCTATATGGGAACAGATTTTGATATGGAGGATCGGTTATCATGAAGATCTTCAGGGTTATTACTTTTGATAAAGATAGCAATGTCACTATCTGGGGAACATTTAACCATCATGATCTGATTGATTCAGGCATTCCTTATTTTATGAAGATGAGTGATCCTGATAAGTTCATCATCGTTGATATGCATACCGGTAAGGAGATTCCGGTTCCTGAGGCATATTATTTCTTGAAGAAGGTTGGAAGATATGATTAAGGCATTATTATTCAGCATCCTGTTCCTTGGATGCATTGTAGAGCTTGCAGATGATATTTATACAGGAGGAGAGCAGAGAAAATGATTATCTACAGGATCCGGATGGTTCGCTATCCAAACGGCAGACACGCTAAACCGGAATTCTTATTCCGGCAATTCCGTGACTTCAGCGCTTACAAGAGTTTTATCCAGGCATCGAAAGATGCCGGCTGGCAGATCCAGCGCATTAAACAGGAGGTCAAGAAATGAATCTTTACAGAGTACAGTTTATTGCTTTTGATGCAGATAGCAGCAGGAAAGCAGCGCTCATGATGGTCATGGTGGAAGCGCCTTGCCATGTAGAGGCTTATGTGGCAGCCGCTCATACATACCGGCTGGCCTGTCCTGAGTCATTGAAGAATATGGATCCATCCATGTATATTGAAGAAGTAAGTAATAAGGAGGATATCTGGGATGAGTGAACAGAAATACCAGGCTAAACTTGCCTATAATGCTGAATATAACCGGAATGCATATAAAGCAATCACGTTCAGGCTTTCGAAAACTAAGGATGCCGATCTGATCGAATACCTGGAAGGAGCTGATATAACGCAGCTCCTCCGGATGATCATCCGTGAGCATAAAAGCAAGGTCAATCTGAAAGAGCGGATGCGCTCCAGAAGAACCAAGAAGCTGAAGCATCCATATGTTCTGATGGAACTGGATGCAGATAAGCACTGGCATGAGATTGCCGGCGCTGACGATCTGGATGCTGTGAAGATGATGGAAGAGGATTTCCGGATCCTCCATGCTGATTCTGATACCTGTATCGTTAAACGTTACATGAATAAATACGGCACCATTGTTGCCGTCAGGATCCGGCAATGAAACTGAAGGATATCATTGGAATGGCTGCCTACCAGGTTAATAAGTTAAAAGGCAGCACTCTCAGCACAGCATACACAACACTCAGAGGAGTGTATCAGAAGCGTGCTGCAGTATTTAAAAAGCACGGAGCGGAAACGGCACTTCCTGCCGGTTTCCGTTCCGGAATGCGCTCTGCTTCCGATCTGACAGATGCAGAGAAGCTGCAGGATATCAAGGCGATCAGCGCATGGATGAGAGGATCCAGATCTACGTATACCGGCTGGAAGCGTTCAGAGCTTGATCAGATGGAAGCTCTTAATAAACAGCTTGAAGGTGTTTTTGAATTCAAAAGCCTGGAAGATTTCCGGCGCTATGGTGAATTCATGGGAGAGATGCAGACTAGATATGGAACGATGTGGGGAGGACAATCCACCAAAGTAAGGGAACTGTTTTTCCAGGCTGAAAGACTCGGAGTGGATCCCATGCAGTTTCAGAAAAATTTTGAATACTGGATGGATCATATTGAAGAACTGGAGAAAGCAAAGCCGATCAAGTGGAAGCCAGGCGCCAGAGATCTGAAACCTTCCGATTATGCGAGACAGTTGAAACTGCCTAAGATCAAATCTTATTACGAGAATAAATCAGGTATTTACTCGCACATGGCAAGAAAGAAAAAATGATCTATACTGTGGATAATTATGATTTTTCCTTCCTGAAGGAAATCAAAACGCTATCCAGAGGAAAGGGTAATCATTCACGGAAAGTGAAATACAAGGATACTGTTTTCACTTTCGATATTGAATCAACTAATATCCTGGATGATGATCTGAAGCAGGCCATCATGTATATATGGCAGTTTCAGATCACGGAAGAGGATACGATCATAGGACGTACTTGGCCGGAGTTTCAGAAGCTAATCCGGATCCTGAACAGCAGCATCCAGGAGGATAAAACCTTCTGGATCTGCTTCATCCATAACCTGAGTTATGAATATCAATTCATTAAGAGCCAGATACACATTGATGAGTGCATGGCCATGGATGCCAGGAAGATCCTGAAATGTGTATCCGGAAAAGTGGAATTCAGATGCTCCTATCTGCATTCTAATATGTCACTGGACAGATATCTGAAACAGATGGATGTTCCGGATCTGAAGGTTAAGGGATTTGATTATGATAAGAAGCGCTATCCATGGACAGAGTTAACACCGGATGAACTGGAATACTGCATCCATGATGTTAAAGGCCTCCGTGAGGCCATTCTGAAGGAGCTTGAGAAGGATAATGATACACTTTACACATTCCCATTGACCAGCACCGGATACAGCCGGAGAGAGGCTAAAAAAGCGCTTGGCCGGTCACAGTACATCATCCGGAAGATACTGCCGGATGTGGAGCTGTTCACAGCGCTGAGAAAAGCCTTCAGAGGAGGCAACACTCATGCGAACAGATATAACGCAAATATCATCCATGAATCAGCGCCGGATAGTCCAATAGAATCATATGATCTATCCTCCAGCTATCCATCGGTGCTTATGTCAGAGCGCTATCCATATGAATTCCGGAGATCTGATCCGGATCTCCTTTGGCTCTTCCTGAAGCATAATCAGGCCTGTCTGATGCACATATACATGGAGGATGTTCATCTCCGTATTGATGAATGGGGATGCCCATATATACCGAAAGCAAAATGCGATAGCATCACCGGTGGAATATTCGATAATGGCCGAGTGATTCAGTGTGCAACATGTGAAATGTATATCACTGAGATAGACTTTTCCATAATTCTGCAGGAATATGATTTCCAGTATTACATTATGGATCTCTGGACAGCAAATAAGAGAATGCTTCCGGAAGCATTCCGGAAGCTGCTGCTTAAAACATATAAGGAAAAGACAGAGCTTAAAGGTGTTGATTCTTATCTTTACGGAAAGAAAAAAGGCCTGTTTAATTCCTATTATGGGATGATGGTACAGAATCCCTGTAAGCCGGAATGGATCCTGGAGGAAAACGGAGATCTTACTCAGGACTGGGATACACCGATAGAAGCGCTGATAGCAAAGTATCAGCGTACAGGCTGGCTTCCTTATCAGTGGGGCGTATGGTGTACTGCATATGCCAGGCTGAGGCTTGAAAGAGGACTTCAGGCCATTCCTCCGGAGGCGTTCCTGTATTGCGATACAGACAGCATAAAGTACAAGGGAAACTATGGATATATCTTTGATGAACTGAATCAGGATATCATGGATCCGGATCTCTGTGCTGCCGATCGGGATGGAGTGATTCATTATTGTGGTATCTATGAAAAGGATGATACGTACAAAAGATTTGTTACGATGGGAGCGAAAAAGTACGCTTATGAGGATATGGAAGGAAATATTCATGTAACGATATCCGGAGTGAGCAAGAAGCTGGGAGCGGAAGAGCTTGGATGCCTGGAAAACTTCAGGGAAGGTTTTACCTTCTTCAAGGCCGGAGGCACGGAAAGCCGGTTCACGGATCATCCTCCGATAAGCAGCACAATTATTGAAGGCCATGAGCTTCCGATCAGCAGCAATGTCAGCATCTGGCCAAGCACATACACGCTCAGCCAGACAGAAGAATACAAGAGGCTCATTGCCTTCCTGAGCAATACAGATATCAGAATATCTTTGCATTACGAAAGATAATATCCTATGATGAAGAGGAGGAGGAACTGCCCTTCCTCCTCACTCCCCATGTCATAAACAGGCTAAATAGAAAGAAAAGAGGCTAAACAGAAATGAGTATTACGAAATTTAATCACAGCAATCCGTTCAACTACACAAACACAAAAGATGCACCATTCTTCAAACTGCATGAGCTGGCTGAGAATGCCAAGGATCCGGAAAAGGTCTATAAGATCAGAGCCGTATATGTAAACACAAAATCAAAATACGGTGATAGTCCGGTGGCAGTATGTGAAGGTTTCAATGTAAATCTTCCGGAGCACATGCTCAGGGATATCCGGAGCATCCTGAATGATGAAGAAGTTATCGCTGAGATCAATCAGCAGAAAGCAGGATTCAAGATCCGGAAGTATGAAAACTCCAGAGGAGGCACATCTTATACAGTTGAATGGGTTTCCCTGGAAGAAGATCTTCCATTCTGATACAGGTATCTCCTTTCACCGGCGGGCAGGCCGGTGATTTTATTATAGAAAGGATAATATTATGAAACTTTATGATAAAAAGGGATATCTGAATATGACGGAGATCATTGAAACCGGATATCCATTCATATTCATTGCTGCAGCGAGAGGCACCGGAAAGACATACGGAGGCCTGAAGTATTTCTATCAGAAGAAAAAGAAGATCATTCACCTGAGAAGAACACAGAAGGAGTCCGATCTGCAGAACACGGAAGCCGGAAGCAGCTATAAATCAATCATGAATGATCTGGGAGAGTCTTATACCATATCCAGCGCAAATAATGTTGGCAGAGTCATGGATCAGAACGGCAATGTAATTGCATTCAATATGGCGCTGAATACTTTCGCTTCTGTCAGAGGTATGGATTTTTCTGATATCGATCATATCTTCTATGATGAATTCATTGCGGAGCCTCATGTACGAAAGATAAAGCAGGAAGGATTTTCCCTGGCGAATCTTTACGAATCAGTGAACCGAAACCGGGAGCTGGATGGAAAAGATCCGCTGCAGCTGGTATGTGCTGCCAATAGTGTTAACATGGCAAACGATACATTTTTATATTTTGATTTGATCACACATGCTGAGCAGATGCTTTCAAAAGGTGAAGATTTCCGGATCATCGGCAATAAGCTTCTTATCATTCCCCAGCATTCACCTATATCAGAGAAGAAGAAGGAAACGGCATTATATAAAGCAGTCAATTCAGAGTTTTCTGATATGGCTATCAAAAATAAGTTTATATTAAATGACTTCAGTTACGTCCGGAAGCGGGAGCTGAGAGAATACCGGTGTCTTCTTCAGCTGGGAGATATCTATGTGTATGAGCACAAAGCTGATCAGACTTATTACGTGACATTCTCCAGAGGCGAAACCAGGGATAAATATACGAATGGTTATGCTGACAGGATCAGGGCAAGAAGGAGCCTGAACCGGCTGATAAATTACTATCTGGATGGACTCGTTTATTTTGAATCATTCCGATGCGTAGCACTGTTTGAAAAGTACTTTGAAATATAATACTATTAAAATAGAAGCCGGCAGGCTGCCACAGGGAGGCCTCGGAAGGGCTGGCAGTGAGTATTCCCGGCTCTTCATAACATAAGTTATGAACTGCCCGGCTTATGAAGAAAGAGAGGCTCTGACAATGGAAATTGATGCTATTGTGAGCGCCGTCAGTACAGTAGGTTTTCCGATTGTGTGCTGTGCAGCTATCTTCTGGTATCTTTACCAGGAACAAAAATCACATAAGGAAGAGATGAATGCTGTTACAAAGGCGCTGCAGGAAAACACACTGATTCTTACTGAACTGAAAGAACTGTTTACAATGATGACAGGATATAAGAAGGTGGTAAAGAATGACTCCAGGGAAACTGCAGACATACAGCGATCTTGAAATCGCTCTGATGATCCTCCTGGGATGCTATGGCAACGGCCAGCACCGGAAGGATATGCTCGGTGAGCGGTACGGAGTCTGTCAGAGCATTGTGGATTATATCCTTAACAATGATGAAGTACCGAACGGATCCGGAAATCTGGATCCAAAGAAACTGCAGGATGCAGTTAATTCAGTATTTGAAGATGTACTGAAAGATGTAAAAGAGGAGATTATTGAAAAATATGAAAAGTAGTGAAATTTTAGAGCTGGTTCGGGCAGGATATACTAAAGCCGAAATCACTGCAATGGAAGCGGATCAGACTCCTGATGTTAACCAGGAAGAAAATATTGAAGCAGAGCCGGTTACCGATACACAAGAAGAAAGTGCTGCTAACCAGCCGGCTCAGCCAGCTGCTGACGATGGCGTAAAAGACCAGATGGCCATGCTTATTAAAGCAGTTGAGCAGATGAGCAATCGGATCATCAGTAACAATATCAATCAGACTGTAACGGATGGAGTGCCACAGCGTGGCGTATCTGATATTCTGGCGGAGGTGATCAATCCGCCGAGAGAAAGGAAGGAAAAGTAAATGTCTGTAAACAGCTTGCAGATTGAGGATATTTATCAGATCCTCAATTCTATCCATTCCCAGTGTACCGGCCAGACTTCTCTCGCTCCTACAAATACGTACGAGTTTACAAGTATGGCAACTTCTACACTGGCAACAGGCGTTGACACCGTATACAATGCGCTGATGAATACCATTGGAAAAACTGTGTTCGCTGTCCGTCCGTATGAGCGCAAGTTTGCCGGTCTGGTACAGGATAATGTACGCTGGGGAGCGATCATGCGCAAGATCAGCTATGCTGATAAAGCGATTGGAGCGGAAGAGGCATATCATCCGGTGGATGGTACATCCGTAGATCCATGGAAGATCAATAAAACTGAAGTGCTGGAAATGCGCTATTATGGAAGCGCCGTTTACCAGGACACGGTAACGATTTTCAGGGATCAGCTTATGCAGTCCTTTGAAAATGAAACAGCTCTGGGCAGTTTTGTTTCAGGCCAGATGACTCATATGAGCAATAAATGGGAGCAGTACCTGGAAAACCTTAACCGTATGACTCTGGCTAACTTCATCGGTGCCAAGATCGATGCAAATAACGGTATTGTGCATCTTCTGACAGAATACAATACATTGATCAATGCATCTACGCCTCTGACTGCTGCAGATGTATGGCAGCCTCAGAATTTTAATTTCTGGCGCTGGGTGCGTAGTCGTATCAACACCATCGGCAGACGTATGGCAGAACGTTCCGGAGAGTACCAGGTACCGATCACCGGCAAAGCGATCATGAGACATACGCCGTTTGCGGATCAGCGCATCTATCTGCTTGCAGATGTTCTGGATCAGATCGATGCGATGGTCAACACAGTTACTTTCCATGATGAGCCGCTTGCATATGCAGATGTTGAGGGAGTCAGCTTCTGGCAGGATATCAACACTCCTGACAGCATTGATGTGACTCCGGCTGTAATTAATGCTGCCGGTGTTGTTTCCCAGGGCACTGCAGTGCAGCAGGCTAAGATTTTCGGTGTCATGTTTGACCGTGATGCAATCGGAACCAATGTAAAACTGTATGATGTTGCCAACAGTCCTTATAACCAGGTAGGCCGTTATTACAACACTACTCTGACAGCGAATCTGCAGTATACAAATGACTTGACCGAGAAAGGCGTTGTCCTCCTGCTTGATTAGTAGTCATATTGTCTCAAGGAGAAGCCGGAGGCGTTGCCTCCGGTTTTTCCTTAGAAAGGATAAATAATGATTGTACAATTATATAATTTTGCAAAAAAGCAGAACAGCACTGCACAGCCGTCCGGAACTGGTGACGAGTACGACTGCCGGCTGAAGGATCAGACAAGCATTACAGATCCTGTAATTCTCCTGGATCTGAATGATAAAGTAAACTTCACAAAATACACATATGCGTACATTCCGGAATTCAGCAGATATTATTTCGTGTCTGATATGGTTGCTGATGGTCTGTGCTGGTCTGTATATCTTACATGTGATGTGCTGGCAACGTATAAAACGGAAATCGGCAACAGTAATATGTATGTTCTCCGGAGTGCTGCAGAATATGACGGAGACATGATAGATGATTATTATCCTATCGGAGTTACTCATACAAATGTAAGAAACACGACAGATAATCCTCTTACAGCAAATGGATCGAGCGCGCTGGTAGATGTGAACAGCGGATGCTTCATCATGGGAATTGTAGGAGCAACAGGCGGCCTTACTACAAATGCAATTTATGGTTCAGTAACATATTATGCGGTTCCCAGACAGGCAATGTATGTAATTGTTCATACACTACTTGATAATAATTTCCTGCTGGGTAAAGGATACCGTGAAGATGCAAATGATCCTATATCAATCGAACTGCAGAAGAGCATTGTGGATCCGCTTCAGTTTATAAAATCATGCATCTGGGTTCCGGTTGCGTATTCTGATTTCTCCGGAACTGCAGTAGGGCAGTTATATGCTTTTGGAATGGAAATAACATTTTCCAATACAAGTGTTAAACAGATCAGCAGCAATCCTCCGCAAAAGATACTTACAAGCACCATAGATATTCCTAAACATCCCCTGGCTGCATCCAGAGGCGTTTATATGAACTGCGAACCATTTTCCAGATATCAGTTATATTATCCTCCGTTTGGATTATTTGATCTTGATTCTACTGCAATGTGTTCTGGAACACGGCTGGCAATTACGGTGTACCTTGATCTGATCACAGGCTCCGGCCGGCTGCAGGTTGCCGGAGAAGGTGATGGAAAGTATCTGGTTCATACAAAATCACAGGTAGGCGTTCCAATCAATCTGACTCAGGTAACATATGATTATCTGGGCGCAGCCGGTGGCGTTGCCGGCGGTCTGATCGGGATGGTGGGCAATGCCATTACAGGAAATCTTGCCGGTGCTTCCATGTCAGCACTCGGACTTGTAGGCAGCGCTGTGAATGCAATGAGACCATCTGTTTCTTCAATTGGAGGAAATGGAGGCTTTTCAGATATTACCGGCAGAATAACATTACTTGCTCAGTTTTATCATATGCCTGGTGAAGATATCAGCCATGCTGGCAGGCCATTATGTGATAACCGGCAACTATCTACACTGCCTGGATATCAGAAGATCATGGATGGAGATGTGACCATTTCAGGAACTGCAGGAGAACAGGCAGCAATTAAATCATTCCTTGAAGGAGGATATTATTATGAGTGAGATGTGTAAAGCACTGAAGATGATGCAGGAAAGGATCGCATCTGGAGAAGATCCTGAGGCAGTTATTCCTTATTCATTCAGCTGCACGAATGATGAAGATTTTATAGAAATCTTACATTACGCAGTCCAGGTGCTTCCGGAAGATTCTTCCAGAAGAAAAACATGCTTAGAAAGGTTAAAAGAATATGCAGGCCGGTGAACGAGTTACTTATCAAGGATATGAAGTATGCTTATTTCCATTAGATTATGTTTACTGTACTCAGGTTTCCGGTCCTTCTTCACTATCTCACTGCTGTGGGCATCCAGCTGACTGGATCGGATCTTATGACCAGTATCCGTTATACGCTCCATGCTCCTGTCATCTTGTATATTCTGATAACGTAGGAAACACCAGAGGATACACTAGTGATGCTCCGGTATGGACTCCTCATGGGCTCCAGTATGTAAGTTTCGCGTTCACTCATGACAGCAATCCTCCTGCAGCAACGAGTTACAGCCAGGGAGATCTGATTTATCATACCGGTGTTGCCGGATATGTCACCGGTGATCATGTTCACATCGATCAGAGTAACATTGCCGATGCTCAGCTTATTTCTTACGGAATATATTGCCAGTATGGAAATCTGTGTTATGCGCTGGATGGTTCACAGCCTCCGGAAGATATCTTCTATCTCACCGGATCAGAAACATTTATTACGGATCTTGGCCAGAATATTCCTACATGGCCATTTCCTCCCGAAAGGAAAAAAGCATCTGCTATAATTTTATTAGCAGCACTAAAGAAGAAACGGAGGTTATATGGAAGGCTTAAACGGAATACCGGCATTATATGATCATAAAAATACATATAATGCCAGATTAAATCCTGGAACGGTACACGCCAGTAACACAGCGCTTTCCATCTTCTTTTATCGGTACTTAATGCAGAAAATCTTTTCTGTATATGAGTTTACGCTTCCGGAGGAATGGGATAAAGATTACTTCCTTTATACTCTGTTTACAATCGGCTTCGGAGGCGTGTTAAATACCGATAAATACGGAGTTATATATCAGCATGGTACATTGTCCGGATATAACATCTATTACCGGCCTACGCGCTTTCTGGTGGCTAATCCGGCGCTCAAAAAGATGTATACACTGGATATCGGAAGGAACACGGAACTGATCAAGCTGACTCCGGATTATAAAGGATGCTTTGATGTTGTGCAGCTGTATGGAGACATGATGGCCGTTGTCCTGGAATCCTTTGGAGTAAATGCTATCAATGCGAAATTCAGTTATGTGTTCATGGCCGATAACAAGACCATGGCCGAGAGCATGAAGAAGCTTTATGATCAGGTGGCATCCGGCCAGCCGGCTGCTTTCGTTGATAAGAAACTTTATGATGCTGACGGTAATCCGAAATGGAATCTGTTCCTGAACAATTTGAAGCAGAATTACATTGGCCTGGATCTGCTTCAGTCTCTCACGGAAGTGGAAAACAAGTTTAATACCATCGTAGGCATTAACAACAGCAATCAGCAGAAGAAGGAAAGGCTGATTGTGGATGAAGTAAACGCCAATAATCAGGACACCAGAGCGCTCTGCAATGTGTGGCTTGACTGCCTGCAGGAGAGCTTCCGGAAAGTAAATGACATGTTCAATCTTAATTTAAGCGTAAAGCTCAGAGAGGAGGCTCCGGATGCTGTTGAGCGTGATGGGCTTGTATCAGTACGATCCAACGATATTTGATGTAATGGAATTGCCGGATGATCTGGATGCTGCAACACTGAAAGCGGAGATCCTGAGCGAGTGTGCTGAGATGGAAGTAATACTTCCGGATCCGGATGTGTTCAAGGAAGTACTGAATTACTGGAGCAAAGCGCATCTGTCAAACTGGCAGCATTTGATGGATGTTCTTGATATGGAATACAATCCGATCTGGAACAAGGATGGAACATATACAGAAACAAGAAACCTGGCCTCCAGCGCCAACAGCACCGGCCAGGTATCAGCATTCAACAGCACAACATTCCAGAATGCTGATCATACAGAGGCATCCGGAACTGATACCGGCACGATTACAAGACGGGAAACCGGTAATATTGGCGTAACAAGCACTCAGAGCATGATCAAGGAAGAAGTGGAGATCCGAAAGGACTTCAACATCTATCAGATCATCGTTGAAGATTTTAAAAGCAGATTCTGCTTGATGGTTTATTGATATGAGCGGGGCATTTTGGTTTGTTATCGGTCTGTTGACCGGTGGAACAATGGGAGTATGCCTTATGTGCCTGATGATTATCCAGGATAAAGATAGGAGGTTATAATCATGGCAAAAGCAAAAACGATTAAAGCAGCACCGAAAACACGGAATACTGATCTGACTGATGACACATTCCGCAATCCGGTGCAGGCTCTGATCCGGTTCAATTCTTCATGTGTTGTTTTCATTGAGATAGATAATGAACAGAACACGGCAAGCGTACAGCTCACAAATGATCTGACCGGTGTTAAATTGTCAGGAACTGCAGATCTGACAGAGGTGGAATGATGGGACTGTTTGAACACTGGCCATATGTAAATTTTCATGATTTAAATCTGGATTGGATCATTAAAGAGATTCCTAAAGTATACGCATCCAGAGACGAAGCACAGGCAAGCGCTGAGGCTTCCGCTGAAAGCGCTGCAGCTTCTCAGCAGAGCGCTGAAGCTGCCCTGGCAAGCCAGGAAGCAGCACATCAGAGCGAGTTAAACGCTGCACAGAGTGAAGAAAACGCAGCTGATTCAGAAGCAAATGCAAAGAATTATGCAGATCACATTGCGGATCCGGTTTCTGGTCTGGTAACGGACTGGCTTGAGGATAATATCACACCAACGACTCCTGCTGTAGATGCTTCTTTAACAGTAGCAGGAGCTGCTGCAGATGCGAAAGTAACAGGTGATAAAATAA